AATTTTTATTTTCTCTTTTTATTTTATATCAATATAAAATATATTGAAATTTCTTATATTGATTTTATATTTATATTATATAATAATATTATATACAATAACAAGTTTATTATTTTAACTAATATAGTATGAAAATTAAAAAATATAGTAAAGAAGATTTCATTTCAAAATCAATAGCAATTCATGGGGACAAATATGATTATTCAAAAGTAAATTATTTAAATTCGAGAACCAAGGTTTGTATTATATGTCCTGAACATGGTGAATTTTGGCAAACCCCTCACAACCATCTAAAAGGGTATGGCTGTAGAAAATGTGGACAAACTATAACGGCTTCGGCGAGAGAAAAAACAACAGATAAATTTATTGAAGAAGCTATTAAAGTACACGGAAATAAATATATTTACACTAATACTATATATCACAAATGGAATCAAAAGGTTTGTATTACTTGTCCTAAACATGGTGAATTTTGGCAAACCCCATTCAATCATTTGAATGGAAGTGGTTGTCCGAAATGTGCAAATGAAAAAAGAAGTAAGGCAAATTTAATGGATATTTCTGAGTTTATTAAACGTTCAACATTACAACATAAGGGTAAATATACTTATGACAAATCTGTGTATAATGGCACTATGAAAGATATCATTATAACTTGCCCGATACACGGTGATTTTAAACAACTTCCAGATTGTCATTTACGAGGGGGCGGCTGTCCTAAATGCGCAAAACAGGTTTCTAAAGCAGAAGATAAAATTTGTGAAATTCTAAAATGTTTAAACCCTCAACAGAGAGATCGTAGCATCCTTAATGGGAAAGAAATAGATATCTATATTCCGTCGTTGAGAATAGGTATTGAATATAATGGGTTATGGTGGCATTCGGAAGAATTAGGAAAGGATAAAAACTATCATATAAACAAACTCGAAGAATGCAATAAACAAGGAATTAAACTAATTCAAATATTTGAGGATGAATGGGTTAATAATAAAGAAATTTGTATTTCGAAGCTAAAACATCTTTGTAAAATAGATACTATTCCCAAGATTTACGCCAGAAAATGCAAGATTAAAGAAATTACGAATAAACAAGATGCTTATGATTTTTTATGTAAAAACCATATACAAGGTAAAACCGGTTTTACCGTCGGTATAGGCGGTTATTTTAATGAACGAATGGTGGCTGTAATGACATTCAAAAAAGTTAAAGATGGATGTTGGGAATTGAATAGATTTGCAACAGATATTAATTATCGCTGTATCGGTATCGGAGGTAAATTACTTACATATTTTATAAAGAATTACAATGTTGAAAATATAAAGACGTTTGCTGATAGAAGATGGACGATTGATAAAGATAATAACATATACACAAAGCTTGGCTTCAAGTTTAATTCGTTTGTAAGACCATCTTATTGGTATTATAAACAATCAGATGGTTGTGTTCGACTTCATAAATTTGGCTTCAGAAAACAATTATTGCATAAACGATACAATTTACCATTATCGATGACTGAAAATGAAATGGTAAAAAGACTCGGTTATACGAAAATATGGGATTGCGGGTTAATAAAATATGTTTGGAAACCTTATAGATAATTGTTTAATATTTATTAATAATAAAACTTTATTTTTATTAAAATGGGTAGAAATTTAAAGATTAGTGAAGACCAATATAAAAAAGCTTTAAGTGAAGGCATTACTTTAAACGCAGACGTGGATGCATGTAATGGAGACGTGAAACAAGCCATTGATAAGACCAAACAAAACGCAAAAAATAACGGAGTTGATTTAAGTAATGCTAACATTCAAATTCCTGCACAATCACAAAACGAAGGGAAAATTATTACTAAGAAACAGTTGCAGGAAAATCGTTTAAGGGTGTTAAAAGAAAACTCAGAATTATATTCTTTGAACGATTTTCTAAATAAATTGAAATAGTATAAAAACATAATGAAATTACCATCATATATATTAAGCTCGTTACAAAATTCAAAGACTTCGTTGGGGCAACACCCTTCATATCCACCGGACGAAGAAGACAGTTTTATTGTTAGTATCGTTAGTGATTATTTTGAAAATTTATCGAATAGCTTTGAATATGACAATGTCAATGAACTCAAGGGTAAATTATCATCATTAATTACTCAGGCAAAAAAGATCGAAAGTAATAATGTTGCTGCTTTGGAAAAACTGTGTGCCGACACTGTTAATGAGATATTTCAAATACCTGACAATACTATTAAAATATCGATGAAGCTTGTCGATAGTATTGATACTAAGGATGAACGATTGGTACCTGAAAAAACGATTGATTATACTTTCGATGATATTGACGACATGAATCGATTGACTGACGAAGTATATAAACGAAGAATGCTGGATTCTTTGGTAACAGGTGCCGCTATTGTTAATTCTGAGGAAATGAGATACTATCTCCAAGGATTGTTTGAAATTAATGATGAATTGCCTTCACTTTATAAAAAAATATTCGAGTTAAATAATCTGTTATTGTATCTTGAAAAGGATACGATGAATAAGGATGATATTACTGACGCAGGTAAAGTCGATGTAAACATAATGTCACCTGATAATATGGTCGAAATCAAAGCTGAAGGGGTATTAATGCCTGTACTGTTAGAAGAAACTATCAAAGGCATCCTTGAGCTTGCAGTATCCCACGGTTTGCCTAAAAATTCCGATAAGGCACAATATGTCATCAGTAAATCGGATTTTAAATTAGCTGAGATGTGGGACGCAAGATTAGGCGTACCATTATGGTGTTTAATCATTAATGCCTTGGAAACACAAGGTATTGATATCGATAATATTGGGGCAAATTATTTACTAATGGAAATATCCAAGTTGCCTTCCGAGAAATTCAATTCGTTACTAAGAGAGGTATTCAAAGGTACTAAGAAAGGTAAAACTTCATTGGCGAGAATAGTTAATGAAATCAATAATATGAAGGAAGAAGAAGACTTCATAACTCATATGAACGATATGAATTCGGATTATTCAGAAATTAGTGATGATGAATGTTATACACCAGATGAATTAATAACTGATTCTGAATTGCCTATCGATGAGGCGAGCAAACCGTTAATTAGTCCTGAGGAAGCCGAAAAACAAGGTTTCGCTGTGCCTAAGGAACATATAACGTGGAAAGAAGGCGAATTTCAGATACCTAAGAAGAAAGAGATAGGTTATAAGGTATTTGCTTTAAAAAATGGTCAGTTGTATCCTCCTGTTGTTGCTAATCAAGATGGACAACCAACACCTATAGGTAAATGGCTACCTTGTGATTGTCCTCCTATTGTAGGATATACGGCAGCAGAACATAGACCACAGGTGAAAACTGGCGGTAAAGGTACAGCAAGAAATTTAGGTAATTTAAGTTTCCGTCCCGGTTGGCACTTAGGAATGATACCATTTGCCAAACAATTCTGTTATAAGCTAAATAACAGCGAAACATTACTTGTAAATGGACAATATGTATTTCCCGATGACTTTGTTTTTGCAGAATGTGAATACCAAGCTGATAATGATTTGAGTGATGAATGCTATAAGAATGGTTTGACTAAAGCTGGTAAATATCAACATAGTAGGGCTGGTATTCCAAGGATACCTAAGAACGCATTTTATCGTTATAGGACAAATGTAGACCCGTCCACAGAGGATTGGATTATCACGGGTGCCGTAAAGATAAATAAAGTATTAACCAGAGATGAGGTAGATGCCATCAACGCTAAGAGTGGAATTAAGCCTCTAATTTATGCAAATAAGAAACAGGCCTTACAACTTAAGAAACAAGTAATAGCGCAAAGGAAAAATAACGTTCAACCTCAACAGCAAATACCACAACGACAATCGTTCGAGGAAGGAAAAATATATTCACCTTCAGTCATTCTCGAAGAAATAACACAAAATCAGTTAAGGAAAGCTGCCAATAGGAACGTTGTTAAACCTAACTCGGTAAAGATTGGAAATACTTCCAATGGCGAAATGTCAACCGTCAAAATAAATAAAAAGTCACATGGAGGTAAAAGTCTATCACGAATTGTAATAAAAGGTTTTAATAACGGACGGTATGAAAGAGTGCGTATCATTAATGGTATGCAAGACAGACTTGTAAGACAATATAATAGTATAATTAAAAAATACTGTGACGATGGTTTCATCAGTATGAAAACCAAAGGCGATACAGTAATAGGGCATTCTTGTATGCTGTTATTCGGAACAAAGCAGCCGATAATCAAATGTCTGTTTATTGAGACCGATGACTTGTCGGTATGCGAACGTGATTTCGATTTGAACAACGTAAGACAAATCCTTGAGAAAAACAATGTTCCACCTTCATTCTATGGTTTACCTGATGAAGAAACTGAAGAAAATAATGCGACCCCATCAGATAACTCACGAATGAGGGACAATTGGTCTTGGATTGAAAAAGGAAAACCAAGGACATACAAGACAAGATAAAATATAATAGGAAGTCAACAACAAGTCGGCTTCCTATTTTCGTTATTAAAAAAATTCGCTTTCTGTTTCATATATCCCTCTTTGGTAACAGTCCATTTCAAAGTTTAATCTTACTCCGAATAAAAGTGATAAATTAAGATGAACGTGTTCGTTCATCTTAGAGGAAACAATTTCTTTATCATATAAAGAAATAACTTTCATCATTTTATTTTTATATCTTTTTTCGGCATTTTCCAGTCTACTGAATATTTGTTCGACACTTAAGCCGAAGACATCCTTCATATGTTTATCATCGAGATATTTCTCAATGTCGACTACGTAGTCATAATATTTATCAAATGTATTATAAGGATTCCCTTCACCATTAGGAAATGTAGTTATTGCTATTTCAACTCCTATCTTATTTTGTTTAAGATACGCATAATATTGATTAGCAAAGGCATCTATTTCAGTATTAAAAGTTAAATACAATGCATATGCAATGTTTCTATCGACATCATTCTTAGAATCGTTTATTACATCTTTAATTTTATTATAAAGTTCTTCGTTTTTTGTTTGCCCATTGTAACATTGAAAAAAATGACTTAATTCGTGTTGAATCATTCCATCGAATTCTTTTGGTATCTTGTCATTTACTATTGCGAATCGATAATAGATAATTTTTTTCTCATAATCTGTTTCACTTGACAATCTCTTTTGATTATATCGGTAAAAGTCTTTATATTCGGTTTCGTTATCAAAATAATAGGCAATATATGTTACGACAAATGGATCCAATTTCATAATGTCTCTTGGTTTATAAACGAAACTGCCTTTTTTTATAAGACAATTTCCTTCTTTTGACATATATTTAGGTGAATACTGAAGCTTTCTTAATAGCAAATCCCTAATTTCTTGGGACATAAACCTTACTTTTGTTGAAATGGAACTTTCTTCATTTAATTTTAGTCTTTCTCTTGCCATATTTTATATTTTTAATTAAATTATTTATATTAGTATATAATTTATAGTAGCTAAAATCAATAGGTATGTATTTTCCTTCAAATGTGATATAATAAATTGAAATACTATGTGCTTTACATTTTTCCAATTTCGTTAAATCAGACTTGAGAGTCTCATCGTGATTGAATAATGAATATTTACAAAAGTGTTGTCTGCCTTGATATTCAATTGCGACATTATATTGAGGAAGATAGAAATCCAAACTTTGCCTACCTAACCAATCAAATCTCTTTTGATACTCCACTTTGTTAAATTCTTTTTCAAGAATTGATTTTAACCTTAATTCCGAATAATTCTTTTTATTTCCACACATATGACATCCATGACCATATTTTAATTTATGCCAAGAAGTGATAAATTCCCCGTGTATTGGACATATTACAGTCGATTTTGCATCATATCCATTGTATTCAAAATTTCGGTAATCATAATTAAAAGAATATTTTGCATTGTTTTCAGACAACATATCATAATTAAACTTCGTATTCTTTTTATTTCTCTTTATTTTTGCGCACTCAGGACATCCTGATTTTTGATGAATATGGGCATCGAACGACTGCAAGAAATCTCCATGTATCGGACACGTTATGCAACTCGGGGTATGAGTATTCACTAATACGTAATGGTCATATTTGTATTTATTACAATGTATTGCGTTAGCCTTCTTTATTAATTCCTCTATGGTTTTCTTTTTCATTGCCTTAATATTTATAATATTAATACAAATATACTGAAAGTTTATGAGTTTTAAAGAAGAATACATAAGATGTCTTAAAGACAAGACGAGAAAATATTTTATTGAACACTATTTGTCAACTTTCAATGCCGATGAAAGGAAGGAAGTACCATTCAGACTTTTTCCACGGCAGATAGAATTTTTACATTCATTATGCACAAATTCAAACACAATTGCTATCAAACACAGACAGGCGGGTATTACTACCGTATCTAGTGCATGGATAACAGGTCAATGTGTATTCGCAAGTTCGAAGTCGCCAGAAACCGTCTTGTGTATTGGTAATAAACTTGACATTTCACAACAATTGGTCGAAAAAATAGGTAACTTCCTTGACCAAGTTCCAAGATGGATGTGGGGTAATGATTATTATTCACCTGATCCTAAGAGTGAGAAAAACACCAAATCTATATATAAGGCAAGGAATAAATCGTATATCGAATTGTTTAATGGCTGTAAGGTTTATGCAAGATCATCAGGCACTAACGCCGCTCGTGGTATTTCCGCCGTTTCAATTCTTATTTTTGATGAGGCTGCGTTCATCCAAGACGGTACTACTGTTTATGCACAGGCTGTTGCTGCCACTGCATCAGTAAAAGATGCCAAAATTATTATGGTATCGACCCCAAATGGTAAGGACGCCCTTTACTACAAAACATACGTGAACGCATTGGACAAAAGGAATAACTTTAATCCTGTAGAGTTCAAATGGTTCCAAGATTTACGTTACAATAGAAATTTGAAATGGCATAGACTTAATAAGGAGAATGGTCATAACGATGAGATAGTCGAAACCGTAATTGGTAATAGAGGAGAAATTGAATATAACGAGGAGAGATGGCGTAAATTGGAAAGGGAAGGATGGATACCTACTTCACCTTGGTATGTTTCAATGTGTAAATCATTCAATAATGACAGTCAAAAGATAGCACAAGAGTTGAACGTGTCATTCCTTGGTTCTTCTGATAACGTGGTACCAGTTGAAGTGATCGAAAGGCAGATGAAAAGTAATGTAGTGCAAATTACTGATGATTGGAAATTGATGGATACCTTGGTAAAGGAAACTTGGATATGGAAAGATCCAATACCGATGCATCGTTATATATGTGCTTGTGACCCTTCTTCTGGTTCTGGTGAAGATTCAACCGCAATACAAATAATTGATCTAGATGGAGTTGATGAAGACGGAATGCCTTGCTTTGAACAAGTTCTCGAATATAATGGAAAAATAAATGGTAATGAGGTGGGTCAATTGGTCGATAGGTATGCTCGTATATATAATGATGCACTGACAGTTGTCGAATGTATTGGTGGTTACGGGGACTCAGTTGTTCTTACCTTGATGGATTTAGGTTATCCAAATTTATATTACGATAATCCCCAGATGAAAAACTATACCAATCAGAATTTAGTAAAAGTACAAAACGTGTTTGACCAGCAGAAACAATTACCTGGTTTTAGAACCAGTGCATTACGATTACAAATGATTGCGAATTTCGTCGATATGTTGAAATCTAATGCCTTCAAGGTTCGTTCACAGAGGGTAATAAATGAATTGGACACTTGGATATTCAAAAATGGAAGACCGGATCATATGGATGGCGCACATGATGACCTATTGACTTGCCTTGCAATGGGTTTGTTTGTAATGCAATTCTATATGTTGAAATCTGAAAAACAAAAAACAAAGGATAAATGTATCGTGAAGTCTTGGTATGTCAATAATGCGAATAATACGACCCCATCGACAAGGCAATTGAAAGAGGAAGAAAATATTAACAAATACAATAAAAGATTTGATCCTTTTATGTTCGACAGTAAAAAACAAGAGAGAATGAGAATGGCTGCGTGTATAATGTTGGGCGGATTTAAAGTAAAATAATACCTTGATTAAACAGAGAAGATACCTTATATTTATTGTATAAGGTATTTTTTATTTTTATATGTCAAAGGAAAAAACTGTATTTCAAAGGTTACAACAAGTGCTAACCGGCGCATCGGTTTCACCATCGTTGTCAACTAGCAATACATATAATATACATAGTGACAATAATGTCATTGATACTGCGACAAGTAAATCTGATTACCAGATGAAATTGTTGCAAGCCAAACAACAGAAATTACTTGGAAGACAATGGGTGAAAGCACATTATGATATTACGAATCAATCATTATCAGGTTTAAATGAGCTAAAATTAAGTTATAGGGATTCAGATCTTATGGATGCTTTTCCTGAGATTGGTGCTGCTCTTGATGCCTATGCGGAAGAGAGCTGTACTGCAAATGATAAAGGTTTTATTGTTAATGTATTTTCCAAGTCAGAACGTATTAAGTCAATTCTACAAGATTTATTTACCAATAGGTTAAACATTAATATTATATTACCAATGATTTGCCGTTCAATGTGCAAATACGGTAATACCTTCATGTTATTAAATGTCGATGGCGTATTGGGATGGAAACAATTACCTGTCTATGAAATCGAAAGATATGAGAATGGAATGGATTGCCCTTATGCATCATCGACCGTGGGATATAATCTTAATAATGTAAATGAGAAAAATATTGATAAGACTAAATTTGTATGGGTTGGCCAATCCGAATATATTCCGTATAGGGAATTCCAAATTGCACACTTCCGATTATTGTATGATTCGCAATTTTTGCCTTATGGTGTTTCAATATTAAATAAGGCAAGAAGGCATTTCAGGATGCTTAGCATGATGGAGGATATGATGCTTGTCTATCGCTTGGACCGGTCAGTGGAGAGACGTGTGTTTAAAATCAATGTCGGTGCAATTGATGAGGCCGATGTTCCCGCTTATGTACAACAGATTGCAGATAATTTCAAGAGAACACCTATTATCGACCCTATGACCGGACAGATTGATTTAAGGAAAAACGTAATGAATAATCTAGAAGATTTCTTTATTCCTGTAAGAGATGACAGCGCACCAAATCCTATTGAGACTCTTTCGGCAGGTCAAAACTTAACTGCAATGGATGATATTAAGTATATTCAAAACAAGGTATTGACAGCTTTAAGAATTCCTAAGTCTTTCCTTAACTTTGATGATGCACAAGGTGATGGTAAAAATCTATCGTTATTGGATGTGAGATTCACTAGAACAGTTAATAGAGTACAGCAAGCGTTAATAATGGAATTAAATAAAATAGCCATTATTCATCTTTGTCTGTTAGGCTTCTTTGATGAATTGAATAACTTCACTCTGACAATGAATAATCCTTCTTCACAAGCCGAGATGTTGGAAATAGAGAACGTCGCAAAGCGTATTACCACGGCGAAAGATGCAGTTTCTGACCCTGGTGGAGGTATACCTTTGACCTCTATGACGTGGGCTTGGAAAAACATAATGAAATGGTCTGATAAGGAAATTCAGAGGAATCTTGAAGAAATACGTCTTGAAACGGCATTGGCGGCGGAGTTACAGAAAACGACACAAATTATTAAAAAAACTGGCTTGTTTGATCCTGTCGATAATATCTATGGTGAGCCTGGTGCCGAATATCAGGATACTCTTGACGCTAATGGCGAAGAAGGAGGTGCTGCCCCTGGTGGTGGAGGTGGTGGTATGCCTATCGGAACAGGCGATATGAGTTTCGGCGATGATATGTCTGATGATGGAATGGAAACTGGTGAAGAGGGTGAAATGTCAATGGAAGATACTGCCAATGAAGACAATGGTGCGCCTAATGAAGGTGGCGGAGAAGCTAATGATCAATCCGATGCAGGCACAATGCCTAATTTGGGCGAAATGATATTACATGGGATGAAGTCTAAAATCGAGGAAAAGAAAAGGGCGATTAATCATAATGCCTTGAAACGTTCCGAGAATTACAGTCATTTCTTAATTAATCGTCTCGTCGAAGTCGCATCAACCCATAAAGAAAAGAAAAATGATGACATTAACGACATTTATCTTAAGAATTTATCATTGAATGAGGAACTTGAAGAGATTTCAAAAGATTTGAAAAATTTCGATGACAAAGGCAAGAAATAACAGACTATTTATAATAATAAAAAGTTAAACAAATGGATAAGTTAGATAAATTATATAATGAAGGCAAATCCTTGATGGAACAAGCCATTGAATGCTACTCCAAGAATAAGATAAACGAGGGCGAAGACTATCGTAAGAGAGCCAATGATGTATATAACAAAGCAAACACCTTATATTGCATTGAAAACACTGATAGGGATAAATTATATGGCAAGAACCGCAACTTCGGAATATGTTATCACATCTTTGAAGATAGTCTTCTAAAGAATATGAAAACCCGTGTCGGCAAAAAATTTATCAACGAGGTAAGTAATTTAATCAAAAATGATAAAGTCTTGAAAGAACAATTTGACGTATACAACAGCATATGTAATAAAAAGAATGTAAGTAATCCGGAAAAGTATGTTGATGGTATCATCGAATGTATTTCAGATGTTAATACTAATAAAAAAGCAATTAAAAAGGCAAACGACAAGTTGATAGATTTAGTCGAAACAAATTCCAATGTTAATAAACTGTTGGATATCGATGAAGACACTATTAAATTGTATGAAGAGATTGAATTTATTTTGACTAATAAGAAGACATTCAATAACGTTGATGAATTCAACAAGGTAAAGGATAATCTGATTGAAAATTTTGAAAGGAAAGGTAAGAGTAACGTTAATAACATTGAAGAGAATTACGAACAGACATTGTCTGAGATTACAGAAAAATATGATAAACTGACTGATGATGAGGTTAAGTTGGTCGAAAGTATTGTTTCATCCAAGACTGATAAATCTGCCTTGTTCGAGGATTATAAAACTGAAACCATTAATAGTATCGATGAGGCAATTACCAATGCTTCGGAGGAAGACAAGGAACAGTGGCAAAACATCAAAACTACTTTAAACGAGAAAAGATATAATGAGAAAACATTAATTGACGATATATTAAATTTCATCAAAATCCAAGAAACATTATAATTATAAATGTAGTCTGAAGTGATTATTATAATTGCTTCAGATTTTTTTTTTTATTTATACTATTAATTTTGTTAAAATAAATAATATATTTGTACCATATTATGTTAACGTAATAAATGAATAATAGAGTCGAGTATCAAAATATTGGTAAACAAAATGGAATAAATGTAACGTTCGGCACGGTATTGGAAGACGAAAATCCCAAAGTTTTAATTATCAGATGCAAAGGAAGAATAAAACCTTTAATAAAAAAGACAACTTATGAAAATGACATTAATTCATTGAAGGATGACATTATCAGCATAATAAGGTCAAGAGTACGCAATTCGACTGAATTTTCAGATGAATGTCTTGCTAATACTGATATAAGTTCAAAGTCTATTAAATACGGAAAATATAGTTTCATTAAATATGATGTTTACGTGAAGCCTTATAATTCAAGAGGTGTTTCATCTCATAACGAAAGTGTCTCTAATTTAACGAATGAAATAAATCTTTCAATATCAGAAAGATTAGGCACTGATTTTAGGTTAAAAATGGATTAATATAAATATTTATTTTATAGATTAGTTCAGATGCTATAAAATAAATGAATAGTGAACAATATACATCTCAATTGACTGAAATTAAGAAAGGGCAAACAGGTACTGGTTTGCTCATTGAGAATGACGGTCATATTATAACAGAACAAGATTCAATTAAACAAATACGTGAAGACATTGAGTCTGGACATAAATTCGTTTGTCCAGACCACTTTGTCGTATCCGCAGTTTTCCAAAAGTTCGGTATTCCTAACGCAAACAATCGTATTTATCCTGAAGCGATATTAAAACGTGAAGTCGACAAATACATAAATGACAGAGTGAATAAACGCTGCGCAATAGGAAGTCTTGACCATCCAAGTAGCTCAAGTTTATCAGGACATGATGTATCACATAACATATTGGAATTGCATTGGGATAATCATACTTTGGTAGGCACAATGGAACTCCATTTATCTCCCGGTTATAAACAATATGGTATTTGTTCTACAAGTGGCGATATGGTGGCAAACATGCTTTTATCTGGTTATCTAATAGGGGTATCGTCACGAGGCGTAGGTTCCGTGAAACAAATACCAGGGGGAAAAGTTGTTGTAGACGATGACTTTGAATTAATTTGTTGGGATGTGGTAATGGAACCAAGTACACCTAATGCGTGGATAAGGCAAAGTGAAGAAGAATTGCAACCATTCGTTGAGGATGATAAAACCAAGGAAAAGAAGCCTATAATTAATGAAAAAATAAATAAAATAAATCAAATACTCGGTATTTGATAAAAACTTTCAGTACTGATAAGATACTTAAATATTTTTGATTATTGGTACATATTTATAATTAAATATAAAATTATTTTGTAATGGCAAAGAATATCCGAAGTGAATATGTAAGAAATTTACTCGAAGATAAGGAAACCCTTGAAAAACAGTTGAAGGGTATTACTGAGTCTACAATCAAATCATTGCTTGAAGACGAGGTAAAAGGAAATTTAAGACAAATCATATCTGAGGACGCAAATTCTTTCGAAGAGGAAGAAGTCACAGACGACGATACTAAACCTGTCGATGATACGAAAGACGACGATGCTTCTACTGACGATGTTACTGTAGCTGATGATGATGTTACAGCAACTGATGACGCTGAAGAAGGTACGAGTGACGATGGTGATGCCATTGCTGATGATGCAGACGCAAATGCAGCAGATGACACTACTGATGACACTGACGATGATGTATGGAGTGGTCTTGAGGATTACAAAGGTGAGGACGGAGAATATGACTTGACAGGAATGGATGCCGACGAGGTCATCAAAGTTCTGAAAGTAATGAAGCCTGAAGATGGCGTGCGTGTTGTTAAGAATGATGATGGAAACATCGAATTGACTGACGATGAGACCAACAAGGAATATATTATCCAAGTTGATCTAGACGATGATGCTTGTGCCGACGATGTAGACGATTCATTGGGTGAAGCTGAAAATCATGGCAACGTAGGTTATACCGACAATTATCAGAAAAAGACAGCAATGACAACCCCTGATAATCATGAACCTGCTGATACAAGCAAAACCTACTCAATGGATGGTGGTGTACCTACAGGTACTGAGAAACCATTCCGAGGAAAAGGTGACACTGCACCGTTCGATCAAGATGTCAATGAAGCAATGACAACCCAAGAACAAGGTGCATACAATCGTGGAAATGGTATGGTTCATACCAACACTAATTCAAAGGCTGCTAAAGGACGTAATGCCCACGCAGGAGGAAAGCAAATTCACGGAACAGCAGATAACTCTTATAGTGAGGCACAGATGGAAGGTATCAAGAGAAAGGCGAATGAGATTTTCCGTGAGAACAAGGAACTTAAGTCATTATTGCCAGAATTACAGAAACGTTTGCAGGAAGCCGTCGTAATTAACCAAAGCCTTGGTAACATCGTTAAATTGCTTAAAGAAAATGCGACAACTGCCGAAGAAAAACAATCCATTATTAAACGTTTCAACGACGTAAAGACTTGCAACGAGAGTAATTCTTTGTACAAGACTATTACCGAGGAGTTACATCGTACGCATCAGTCTCAGAACGTAGACAATGTTCTTAATGCACAATTGTCAGAGGCGACAAAACACACTGTCGAGACTCCGATGTATCAGTCAGATGATTTGTCAGAAACCCTTGATTTTATGAGAAGACTTGACAAAGTACAATAAATTGTTAAAAAATGTTAATTTTCTTATAACAAGGTAATATTTATATAATAATAAGTGAAAATTGTATATTAAAATATGCGTGAATTATTAACTAGTGGTGCGGTTGGCAACATTGAACTCAACGCACAAAAGAAAATCAGAGAAGATATTCAGAAACGTTGGGAAAACCTTGGTCTTCTCGACGGTTTGCAAGGACATATTAAGGAGAGTATCGCAACTCTTTACGAAAGTCAGGCTAAACACTTGATTTACGAGGCAACTACCGCTGATAACTCAGGTTCATTCGAGACAGTTGTATTCCCTCTTATTCGTCGTGTGTTCTCAAAATTGCTTGCAAACGACATCGTATCAGTACAGGCAATGAACCTTCCTATCGGAAAGTTGTTCTTCATCAAGCCTGTTACATCAGAGAGAGATTGGGATTTCAAAGACGCTACTAAGATTACAGACGGTGATACTGGACGCCACGTAGGTCTCCAAGGTTATCAGAGACAAAACCGTTTCTATGATGGTTCTCAATTCCAAGCAGATGACAAGACAAAACGTTCATTCGAATCATACGGTCGTTATGGTCTTCCTGATGAGGTCGTAGAACCAGTACAGACTGACAAGGATCACACAACACCAAAGGTTACAACCTATATGAAGAAGACTTTGTACGACTTGTTCTACAATGATTTCTTGTTCGACAACTCTAAAGGTCGTGTAACTATTAAGGTAGGTACTGCAAGTGTCGTTGAAATCGGTGCAGATGGTGCTTATCATTCAGTAGAGGATGTGGCACATTTGCCTTTGAATAGCATGGATAACTCTTTGAGCAGCCTTTTGCTTCAAGTAGGAGGTTTCTCTTCTTATAATGCAGGTCGTTTGACCGGTCCTGACGGTAATGAAATGGATAGCGAAGCATTTACAGCTTCAATGAAGGTTATTGTTACAAAAGATATTGATGGTGGTGATGATTTCACATCGTTCAAAAAAGGTGAATCAATTCCTTTCCGTTTCGTAACTCAGAAGTATGGTGACCAGTTGGTTAATTATAACGACGATAAGGGTAAGGCAAACATTTGTGATGGCAAGGGTAAGATGTATATCGAACTTGACTTGACAAAGCCTTGCAAGAAACAAGGTAAGACAATTAATGGTTATATCGGTATCGATCCTACAAAGGTCGCTGACTTGACTGACAAGGATGATGATAACGCATTGTTGGCCGACGAGTTATTCCAGATTGCTTGGGCACAGTACGATTCGCTCGAATTGGAGACTGAGATGGGTGAGGTTTCATTCCAACTTACTTCAGAAACAGTATCTGTCGAGGAAAGAAAGTTGAGAGCTACTTGGTCACCTGAACTTGCACAAGACGTGTCCGCTTTCCATAATATCGATGCCGAAGCTGAGTTGACAGCAATCCTTTCTGAGCAAATCGCAGCCGAGATTGACCGTGAGATTCTTCGTGATTTACGTAAGGCAGCTCCTTGGCAAGCACGTTGGGACTATAACGGATGGCAACGTTTGGCTACCACATCGACTGTCTATACACAGAAGGATTGGAACCAGACTTTGATGACTAAGATTAACCAAATTTCTGCACAGATCCAGAAGGCTACATTACGTGGTGGTGCAAACTTCATCGTAGTTTCTGCTGAGATTTCTGCTGTGTTGAATGACCTTGAGTATTTCCACGTGACAGATGCATCTGCCGAGAGTGACCAATACAATATGGGTATTGAGAAGATTGGTTCTTTGCAAGGACGTTATCAGGTGATTGTCGACCCATACGCACCTCATTGGTCACTGATTCTGGGACACCACGGTACAAGCTTGCTCGACACTGGCTACATATATGCCCCATATATTCCGATGGCATTAACACCTACAATGTATAATCCATTTAACTTCGCACCTGTAAAGGGTATATGTACCCGTTATGCCAAGAAGTTAGTAAATAATAGATACTATGGAGCAATAAAGGTCGACGGTTTGGTTTATTGGAACCCTAATGAATTGAGATAATCTAACAATATCTTAATTATATTGAAGGACACTACATAATGTAGTGTCTTTTTTTTTTTTTTATAGTTATTTAACTATTTTTTTCTTTGCTATTAAAGACAAATTATATAATTTTGTCTTTTAGTTTATTAGGACTATAAATGTAATGGATAGAAATATATTAAAAAATAACTTTATTTTAAAGGCAAAGCATATTCACAAAGGAGAAAATTTAGATTATTCTGAAGTTGAATATATTAATAATCGTACACCAGTAAAAATAATAGATCACGACAAGAGCCCAAATGGTGTCGAATACGGTGAGTTTTGGCAAACACCGTCGAACCATTTAAAGGGACAATGTCATCCTGATAAAAAAGGGTTACGTATATCAAAAGGCAAGCTATTTTCACGAGACAAAATAATTAAAAGATTTAAGGAGGTACACAAAGGAGAAAATTTAGATTATTCTGAAGTTGAATATAAAGGTATGCACATCAAAGTCAAGATAATTTCACACGATTTACGTCCAGATGGTACAGAGTATGGGGTCTTTTGGCAGGAGCCTATCGTGCATTTGAAAGGCTGCACCCATCCTGAAATTGGAAGACAAAGGCAGATAAAATCGCAGACCTATACGACTGAGACGTTTATTGATAAGCTTAAGAAAATATCCGATTGTGAGTGGCTTGACTTTAGCAAAGTTAAATATATATCAAGTCAAACAAAGATTACCTTAATATGCAATAAGTGTAACAATAAGGGTATAAAGCATGGAGAATTTCAAATTTGTCCAGATGCATTATTACAAGGAAAAGGATGCCCTAAATGTGGTAATCATAGATCGGATGCCGAAGACGAAATTGTTGACTTCATCAAGGGTAAATCTGACTTATCAATCGAACGAAGAAATCATTCTATTCTCGATGGAAAGGAACTCGATATTTATTTGCCTCAGAAGCATATTGCATTTGAATATAATGGACTACGATGGCATTCTGAGCAGTTTAATAAAGATAAATACTACCACCTTTCCAAGAAGAATAAATGTGAAGAGAAAGGAATTAAATTATTTCATATTTTCGAGGACGAGTATATCTTTCATAAAGAAGCCTTGTTTAGTAAGATAAGTCGTTTACTAGAACTTGATAAATCATTACCTAAAATTGAGACGAGAGAATGCAGTATCAGAGAGCTTAGAAATGATGAGGCAGAAAAATTTATGAATTATAACAATATTCAAGGTTATTGCGACGCAGATATCCATTTAGGAGCGTTTTATCAGGAAAAATTAATGAGTGTAATATCACTCAGTAGGCGTCATGATGAAGAATGGATACTTGATAGGTTTGCTAACGATATCCATTACACAGTTCAAGATACCTTTTCAAAGATAATAAAATTTTTTACCAACGAATATAATTGCAAGAGCATAAAAGCTTTTATTGACCGAAGATGGGAATACGATAAGGATAATAATTTATATACTAAGAACGGGTTTATTTTCAATAAAGTACTCGATGTTGACTATACATATACTAATGGTCATGGAAAAAGGATAAATAAAACTGAAATTATAACGTTAATTAACAGAAAAGATAATGATTATTACCGAATATGGGATTGCGGTTTTATCGAATATACCTATACTAATTCAAAATACATTTCGTAAACTATTAAGGATAAATTGAATGGAAAATAAAAGGAAACCAAATGGATATTGGAATAACTTCGATATATGTAAAATCGAATGTCAAAAATATAAAAATCTTAAGGAATTAAAATCTAATTCATCAGCTTGTTATAATTCTATAAGTCGTAATGGATGGATTAATATATTTTATCCTAATAAAGGTAAAGTCATCACTAAATGGGATAATAAAGAAAATTGTATTGTTAAAGCTAAAAGATATCCGAATTTTGCGACCTTTATCAGACTATCACCTGTTTGTTATTTATCGATGAAAGAAAATGGATGGCTTGAAGAAGTGTTTGCCGATTATCCTGATTATAAAATATTTAAATATTGGAATGACTATGTAAATTGTAAAAAAGAATGTGAAAAATATTCAACAATCACTGAATTAAAGAAAAACAATAAATACTGTTATAATTCCATTGTTCGCAATAAATGGAAAGACGGATTTTTTAATATTAACCGACATAATGGCAAGGAATTCGGTTATTGGAATAATAAAGCCCATTGCATCGAAGAAGCAAAGAAGTATAAGACGATGACAGAATTGAAGGACAAAAGTAATGGATGCTATGCATCGGTATTGAAGCATCATTGGGAGACGGATTGTTTCCCTGATTTCAAGAAGAGGAAACCTAATGGATATTGGGATATAAAGGAAAACTGCTTTAATGAAGCCAAGAAATATAGGAATCTGAAAGAGTTTCAGCTCAAATGTTATGGTGCTTATCATTGTGCGATTAAAAACGGTTGGAAGAATGAGATAAATAATCTATACGATAAAACAATATTATATCATTCATATGATGAAAAGATTCATCTTGTATATATTTATCTCTTTGTCGATTATAACACTTTTTATGTCGGGAGAACGAATAATTTAAAGAGAAGAAATCAACAACACATTAGAGACCATAACGACTCTATTTTTAAGTTCTGTAATGATAAAGGGATTGAAATCCCTCCATACGTAATACTCAAAGAAAACCTTACCGCTCCAGAAAGCCAATATTATGAGGACTTTTATCTGAAAGAATACATTGATAAAGGATGGACGTCTTTGAATATTGCCACCACGGGTATTAACAAGGGTTCCTTAGGTGCAATATGCAAGTGGAATTATGAGGCTTGCAGAGAGGAAGCCTCAAGATATAGGAACATAACTGAATTTAAGATAAAAAATCAAAGTGCCTATAATGCTAGTAGAAAGAAGGGATGGCTTCAAGATTTCTTTAAATATTCGAAATTACCGAATAGATATTGGGATGATTATGAAAATTGTCGTAAGGCGTTTAAGGAATGTAAGAATGCGAGAGAATTGATAAAGATATATGGCGGTTGCTATAATTCAATTAAGAAAAACCATTTTGATGATTTAAGGTATTCAAGGTAACAGATGAGAGAGATTAATTATTGGAATAATAAGAATAACTGTCTTAATGAAGCCGTAAAATATAAATGTATTTCTGATTTACAAAAGAATTGCTACGGATGTTATATGGGTTTGAAAAGGAACGGGTGGTTGCACGATATATTTCCATTAAAGTCTAAACCTGTAGGCTATTGGGATAAAATCGATAATATTATCGTGGAGGCAAAAAGATATCGTACAAAGAAAGATTTTAGGAAACACTGTAAAAGTGGTTATAATGCTGCCTTGAAGAACGACTGCATCGCTTACTTGGATGAAAACGTATTCATTAAAGATGATAAAAGATTTAATGATATTGAAAAAAGAAATAATCTGATATATGTATATGAAATTAAATCGTATAATGCTTGTTATATAGGAAGAACAATAAATCTACATGAGAGAGACTTATCACATCGAAGAGGCCGAAGACATTCAGATGGAAGGATAACATATGATTCCTTGTATATGTTTTGCAATAATAATAACATTGATATTCCTTCTCCGATCATTAAAGAAGAAAATTTGAATGCAAGGGAAAGTTTAATACAAGAAGATCGTTGGGTTACTATATACAAGGATAAAGGATGGAAAGTATTGAATATTGCAAAGACAGGAGAACATAGTGGCTCACTTGGCTTGAATAAACAATGGACTTACGATAAATGTAAGGAATTTTGCAAGGATTATATTTATAAATGTGATTTACGGAAGGCGAATTATCAATGTTATTATGTTTGTCTTAAAAATGGGTGGTTTGATGAGTTTGGCATCTATGATAAAAAGAAATATTCGAACGGATTTTGGAACTGTAAGAAAAACTGTTTGAAGGCTGCGATGAAATGTAAAAATAAGACAGATTTTATAGTAAATCATCAAGGAGCATATAAGGCGGTGATAAAACATAATTGGATAGAAGAAATCAATAAAATATTTCAGTAAGACGATTAATATGAAAGAGAAAAAAATATTCAAAGTTATAATAGCAGGAGGACGTGATTTTAACGACTATAAATTGTTGGAGGATAAATGTCTAAAAATATTATCCAATAAGTTAAAAACACATAAAGTGGAGATTGTATCAGGTGGTGCAAGAGGTGCTGATAGATTAGGAGAACAGTTTGCTATTAATCACGATTTACAACTCTATTGTTATCCCGCCGATTGGGATAAATATGGTAAGTCTGCTGGGTATGTCAGAAATAATATTATGGCAGAATATTCACACGCTTTGATAGCTTTTTGGGATGGTAAGAGTAAAGGGACTGAACACATTGTAAAAGTAATGAAAAAACAGAATAAATTAGTTAGAATAATAAAATATTAATAGCTCACCGTCATTAGATAGTGGGCTATTAATCGATATTAATTCATCTTTGGTCTCGTTTTTACTATTTCTGAAAATTCATCCTTGGTCAGATACCAAAATGGCTTAGTGCCATCCTTATATTGCATTAAGATAAAATCCTTTGGATGTAATGCCAAGTGACATAAGACTCTAAATATATTAAATATATTACTGTCATCCCATCCTGATTTTCTTGCCCTAAGGTAAATTAACAATGGTACAAGAATAATACCTATAAAAACACCTAATATAAACGTAATCATTATATATTTTTAATAAATAGAATCATTATTCTTCGTAAATTACATAATAATCACCATCCTTGGTGTTATGTAATTTAAACACCGCAATGTGCGAACGATAACCGAATAGATTTTTCTTATTTTCAATCAGCCAATCCATTTCGTGAGTTTTTTCAATATAGGCACAGTTCCGTATATCGTTCGCAATATCCTCTTGGATTTCACTTGAGTTTGCACAAGAAATTCGCCAATTACCGAATGGGTTGTAAATATATAAGAAATCGTTTTCAAGACACCATTCGGCAAGTTCATCCCTATCCATATTATCGACATTGAAGCCATCGTTAGGATAATCTTGCGCATAGTCATCAAAAGGTGTTATTTCTTCTTCATCATCGTATATGTCTTCTTTAATGAGTCTTCTGACGCAATTCTCAATGATGTTTCTATAATCGTTTTCGTTTAATGCTATCATTTTTCTTATGTTAAACTTTTTTATTATTTGTTATACTGACAATATCAAATTGCAATGATTTTTTATAAATAAATTCTTCGAGACCTTTTTTTACCTTAATGTCTATGAAATATCTATGAGGTATTAATTCATTCGTATTTATCAAGAAGTAATTTTCATTATACCCTATTTCTACTTTTTGCCAATTAATCACTTCATATTCTTCAGTTCCTTCATTAACGTATAACCGATACTCAAGACCGTCGACTGCTCTCATTTGTTTGCTACTATAAGGTATCTTACATTCTACATTTACCTTACGTATATCTCCCTGTAGTATTCTTTCATTAACACCGATACCATATAACGAAGGAACAATCTCATTATCGTTATTACCCTCATTAGGAAGACCGAATTTAAAGTAACTTTCATCGGATTTCGTCACAAATTGTAGTTCGACATCTTTAAAACGATGACCTTTGTATATTATGTTTGACCAATTATCATATAACATTGTATCAATATCGTAGTCATTCGATGATAGATTAATGTTGATATAATAGATACCTTTGGTTGCTTGTTTTACCTCATAGTTAGTATCATTTATTATACAAGTAGGTATTTCATCAAGATTTGTGTAATTGCCTCCGATAATACTATAGAAGTATAGTTTATTGTCTTTATCTAAATAGAAATTTGTTCTGTCGTCTTTTATAATATCATTATATGTTGTCTCGACATAAGGCTCAAAAAAGCCACGTGTATGATTTGTAAAAAAGCCTACATACTGTGACAATTTTGTATTCATTCCTTCAAACGAAGGTGCATAAGCAATGCCTATACCATAGTTTTTAATCTCACCTGTAATAAATTTATTCATTAGGCAGGTAATATCCAACTCAATATTTTCATTACCATAGTCGAAATGTTGAAAACCTATTATCTTATCAGATAGATTTCCATTCATCGATGTCGCTAAATCAAGTTCTCTTGATAGTGTTTCAGTTGAATATATTCCATCTTCCATCCATCTAAAATGATTACGGAACTTATACCAGTTAGAACCGTCGGTACTTACGCCACGATGTCCACCATTGTATAATTCCATAATA